ACCTTACGGTGCGGTCATTCCGCGGGGCTTAGTAGTCCCCGTGGACTGTCAGTCGCACAAGTTTTGTGCGAAAGCGCAGGGTTGCACCACTGCTATACGCACCACCATCGAACAAAGAAGCCTCGAGCAGGTATCGAGATGGGAGACGGCTACGGCGACTATGCAAAGCATAGCCACGATAAACGTATCCCTGAGTCTCTCGATTCCAGCGACGAAAGTTTCTAAGAACGATGGAGTCCTCAGTAAAGAGGTAACCGTCTGAAGGGCCGGGAGGCCCGAACACACGGAAGTGCTCCGGAATGGTATCAGAGATGATCTTACAAACATCAAAGAGACCACGACGGTAGAAGTGATTGTGGATAGCTAACCGTTCTATAAACGTAGGTTTTACGCTACGAATATAGATAGGCCGTATATCCACGCCCTTGAAGGCATCCAACCCGCAACTCTCTCTAAATGGTCCGGTTCCAAAGCTCTTCTTCCTATTAGGAAGAAAACCAAAGAAACGAAGACCATTAAGAACTGAGTTGAAGGAGGGAACGGGGACGATAATATCGTCCCCATAGACACTGCAGAGTGTCTTGTCTCCATTATCGCAACAGTGGTAAGCTATGGCGTAGAAAAGAATAGTCTCAAGGACAAAGGTAAAACCATTGCCCATGCTACTAAACTTCTCAAACGCTACAGTGTTACCTCGGTAATGTCCCGCTTTGCTGCGCAAGCAGTCAAGCAAGGCAAACCAGTCTGGCGGCAGCAGCCACCGAACCAGTTCGATACTAATAGTGTCACTCGCTGAACTGAGATCAATTGTTCCAACGGATCCATCTCTGGATCCATTGAAAGCAAGCGATCGGTTCCTCGTTTGATCCTTTAGATCGATACCAAACCTCTTTAGACGCGCAACCAACACGCGATGTACTGCGAGTTGGAAGCTAACGTTCACAGAGGGTTCTATGGCGATTGTGCGCTTGATCACCGATGTCTTATCGACAAAGGTGATTCTGCAGCCGGGAATTTCCTGAGTTCTCAACCTTCCAACAAAGTGGCC